TGCCCTAGAGCGGGGGAGGATGGCGTCGGCAGGAACGAGCGCAGTTGTCTGATCACGCAGATCCTTGCCGTTCCACATGACATCGATGGGCGCATTGCCCGGAATCTGCACGAGCGAGCGGCGCTTGATGTTGACCTTCGAGGTCTCCTGGACGTAAATCTGGAGAGCCATCGTCATGAGCCGACCGAAGGCTCCGGCCGATTCCTTGGTCAGGCGGGTGATCGGGGTGTTGTCCTTCTCGGCCAGGATCGTCAGGCCGAAACCGGACTCGATGTTGGCCGGGGCGGAGCCACGGGAGATGTCGTGCACGCCCATGATGTCGTCGATCTGGTCGCCCAGCTTCTCGGGCGTCTGCACCCACCACCCCGGCATCTGAGGCGGCGAGAGGTAGTCGGGCTTCACGGGTAGGGCGTCGTTGTACGGCACCATCTCGCCCGGCATGTCGGACAGCTCTTCCATCATTTCGAGAGAACTATACGGAATCAGTAGTCTGGCGTTGCCAGCCAGCTTCATGTGCTCGGCCACCGAGGACCAGCTCACGTTCAGCAGCGTCTGCAGTGGCCGAGCTGCGGTCAACACTGTGTCACCGGTCCAGCGGTTCTCACGCAGTGTCTCCCGAAGGATGACGAGGTTCAGCCGGTTGGTAAACGGGAACGGCCAGTCCTCGTCGTACACGATCTCGTTGTCGACGACAACGACGACACGTCCGTCTTCGTTCGACTTGTTCGGACGTTCGTAGTAGGTCATCACCATCGTCAGCTCGACCAGCTCGGCATCGCCGCCCCGGTCGTAAGCCATCAGCTTGCGGTGGAACGGAGCGAGCCCGGCGGTGGCGTCGGACGGGGGAGTCTCCTCCAGCTCGAACATGTCCTTGACGGTCTCGGGTGGGAGGCCCACGGCCTTGATCCACCAACGTGCCTTCTCGGGATCCTTTGAGCCGGGCTCGACAACGAACTGGGTGATGTTGAGGTGTTCCTCGTACGTATCCCCATGCTTCAGCGGCGAGCCCGGCTTGTCGTCGGAAAGGATCTCTTCGAGGTCCGGGTCCCAGTTGATACACATCGCTGCGGTGCCGCCCTTCCAGACGGCGTACAGTACGTTCTCCCGTAGGGTCTCCCACATGTGGTCGTGGTGAATGGCACGAGCGATGGTCTCGGCCAGCCGGGCGCCACGCATGTGCGAGTCGTCGGCGGCCGACGGCGGTACCTCGAACGACAGCTCACGCTGCATCAGCGTCGAGATAATCGTCCTGGTATTCGGCCATAGGCGATTCACCGTGGCCTGGATGCGCTCAGGATCTGACGGTATCTCGTCAAGACGCCCGGCGTTCTCCTGCCAGTAGAGCCACTGGTACCCGTGAAGGTAGGCGTGGTTCAGCCAGTAGTCACGCAGCTCGGTGCGGAGCCCTTGGACGGCATCCCAGTATTTCGTTCGGATGTCGTTTGCGGTGTTGTCGTTGCCTTCGAGGTCGTCTCCGAAGGAGCGTGTCTCGGTGGGACTGGATCTGTTCTCTTCGGCCATAGTCTAGATGATATCAGAGACCGATGGGTTTCCGGTTTCCGAACGGGTTGGAGGCGGAGAAGACCCCGCCGTTCTCGATGATCTCACGCTGCAGGTCTACCTGTTCTTTCGCCCCGGCCTGCGTGATCGGCGCCACCCTGCGGGCGGCGTCTCCCTTGCCATGGGCCTGGAGATCGGCGGCCGTGATCGAGCGGGCGTGCTCGATGACCTTCACGAACACATAAGCGTTCACGACGGACTGGAGCACAAGGGTTGTGAGCAGGGCGCAGACTACGTAGATCATGATGTCAGCTCAGCGATCTGTTTGGCTTGGTTCTGGATGACCAGAGAGTACGAATCGATCACATCGTCCCGTACCTGGATCTGCTTCTCTAGCTCCCACAGGCGTTCTTGGATGGCTTGGAAGTCGACCTCGGTCATCCCTCTTCGTCCTGAGCGGTCTCGAACTCCTCGATGACCTGGTACGCCTCGATGACCAGTTCCTGGGAGGCGACCTGCAGCTCCAACGCCTCGATGCGCTCCTGAGCGACGATGGCCTGCTGCACCGTCGAGTCGATCGTGTCCGGGTCCACCCAGCCGATCAGGCGGGCAAGCTGCTCAGCCGAGTCCTGGCCGATGGTGAAGAAGCCGACGAACTCGTCGATGAACGAGCCTCGATACACGACCTCGCCCTTGCGCTGGGCGAACCCGGTCATCGAGCAAACGAATCCCTGGTCCTGTCCGGTGTAGGCGGGCTGGATGCTCCACTCCACCTCTGTCGATGTGTGGTCAAAGTCTATCTCGGCCATGAGGGCTCCTGGCTTGGGGGTCTCAGATCATTGTATCAGGTCAAGCTGGCCGAGAGCCGGGGGTGGCATAGTCTCCGGCGAACCGGGGCATCGGTGCTAGCGGTTCTATGCCCCTCTGATCCATGCCGGTGTTCGTTTTCGGAGCTGGGCCCAGAGGCTGTATCCCATAGTTGGGAGGAGCAGCCCGATCTGACGGGTACATGTCAGGACGAGGAGGCGGAGGGTTGGGGTTGGGCTCGAAGAACTCGTTGTAGTCGCCTACGTACGGTTCCTTGGTTACCGAGTAGCCCATGACGTCCGCAAGGTAACCAGCAGAGTCCTCCGCCAGGCTCGGAGCCTGGCGCCTGAGCATTGAGAAGGCAGCCCTAGAAATCTCTTCCGGAGACGCACCCCTCTTGGCGTTCCTCATGATTCGCTGCGCTGTGTAGTACATCGCATTCAGAATCTCACCACGGTTCTCGTTGTCAGAATTGAACACCCGGTCGATGATGCCCTCGAACAGGACCTGCGGGGCCTCCTCCAGCTTACGGTCTGGAGGTGCCTTCGTCTTCTCATACGTCTCTCTGAGGCCCATGAGATCATCTTACCATCATCGGCGGATTCGGATCCTGCGACGCTTGTTCTGCTTGGCCAACGTCTCGATGTGTTCGGTCATGATCTCCGACATCGTCTCCGGCTCCCTCTTCCTCTCCCGCAGGATCGGCAGGCCCTTGTAGACCTGGACGGCGTACGCCAGCGCATCGACCTGATCGTCGTGGGTGGTGTTCGGGAACTTGGTGATCTCCCGCTCGAAGTCCTTGATCCACGCAGCCTTCCGAGGGAACCACAGCATCTCCATCAGGATCTCAGCCTGCACCGGCAGGGCCCGGAAGATCTTGTTCGAGTCGGCCTTCAGCTCCTGGATGATGATGCCGGGCTTGCCCATCAGACGTCGGATCAGGTTCGTCCCGAACGTCTTGTTCTCGATGTGCAGACCCCTGAGATCGTATTTCTTGTACCACTCCATCACGTGCTTTTCGTGGTGTTCCGTCGTCAGCCGAACACGCTCAATTCCCCGAACGAACGCTCGGCGGGGGATCTCCTTCGTGATGTCCATGATGCACATGACCGTGTAGTCTGACCGCTTGGTGTCAGTACCGGCGGTGTCGAGCGTAGCGAACCTGTAACAATCCTCCTCTTTGATCAGTGCCGTCGCTCCATTTCGATCAGTGACCGTGTAGACGCCATCGCTGAGGGTGTAGTAGTTGAACGGCTTCTTGATCAGGTTGCCGGTGTCGAGCGACGGGTGGCCCTGGTACTGCGCCTCGAACCAGATCGCCCCCTCCTCGGAGCCGTCCCGGATCGAGATCAGCTCCCGAGCCGGGAACCTTTCGGGGCACAGCGCCTGGCCGGGGGAGCGCCCGAGAGCGTCCTCGGGTTCCTCGTCATTCGGCGTGAACAGGGCCATCAGGTTGATGAGCGCCCACTTGTCTCCGGCCTTCGGTTTGTCCGGTACTCGCCGTCCTGTAAGATCGTCCTCATGCCACCGAGTCGCCATGAGGATCACCCTGCCTGGGGTGCCGTCCTCCCACGGCTCACGACGATTGTAGAGAGTCGAATGCCACCATGCTTCCTGCCCAGTCCTGATAGTAGCGGAGAGCGCCTCTTCAGCGTTCTTGATTGGATCGTCCACGACGATCAACTGCCCGCCCTTGCCGGTGAGGGGGCCGCCGACTCCGGCGGTCTTCATGAAGCCTCGGCTGCCGTCCAGCTCGAACTCTTTCTTGGCGGCGTTGCGGCCGCCGACGACCGTGATCCCGAACTCGGGATGGTTCACGATGTTGTCCCGGACTTTGCCACCCCAGCCCGCAGCGAAATCTGATTCGTACGAGGCGAGCAGCACCGAGTATTGCGGATAGTTCGAGAGGAACCAGGCAGGCAGATGCTCCGACACGAGGTACGACTTGCCGTGCCTCGGGGGCATCGAGATCGCCACGTTGTAGACCGGGCTGTCTCCACGGGTGGGGTGTATCAGGATCGGGTTGCCGACCTCGTCCACCTCTCCGCTCGGGATCGGAGCCGGGCCGGGGCCGTCAAAGTAGAGGCGCCCGTCGAGCAGCGCCATGATCCAGATGTTCAGCAGCTCGATGTGCTTGTACCGCTTGGCGCCGGAGACGGTACAGGCGTAGTCGAGCGGGGTGAGCATCTGGAGGTGTAGCTCCAGGGCTCGGGCGTAGAGGTTGACCTCGGACGCCTTGGCGACCTTCAGGTGCTCGGCCGGAATCGAGAGGATTGCCGCCCTCGCTGTGGAGTCCATCAGATCACAAACTTCGTTGGCTCTTCGTCAGGAGGTGCAAGCAAATGCGTCTCAATTTGTAACTCTTCTGACTCGGCGTCGATGATGTCGCCGGATTCGAGGAGGCGGCCACGGCGCTCTTCGAGCGTCTGTTGTAGCTCGGACACCTTCGCCAGAGCCTGCATCGCAGACATCTCGACGGCGTTATCGGTGGCGTCAATCGTCACCGTAGCCTGAGTGCCGTACGTACTCTTCTTGTGAGCCCTCAGCCAACGATCGATCGCACCGAGATCACGCTCCAGCGCCATCTCGTACAGGATCTTCTCGATGCCTTCGAGGGCCTCGTCCATCGCAAAGGCTTCGTCCTCACGGAACCCGTCGTCGTCCTTCCGGTGACGACAGACAGTCTTGTAGCTGACGCCAGCGATGCGAGCTGACTCGTTCTTGAGGTTGCCCTCACGCAGAGACTGCAGGTACTTCAGCCGTACCTCGTGAGTGAACTTGATCGTGCCGCCCTTCGGCATGGCGCTCCTCGGGGGTAGGGGGCGTAACCAGAGTGTATCAGCTGTTGCGTACGAGGATGTACTCGAACATGGCCGACACGGCCGTCGAGTTATTCGACACCTCGACCACTGACACCTTCATGTCAGACTTCTCAGGCACCAGCATCCCGCCCTCCCACTTCGCCACCCACGGAGAGTAGGCGTTCACCGTCGCATGCGTGCGACCCTGGAACACCTCGCCCGGTTCTCGTACGTGGAAGCCGAGGTCGGCGCTTCCCGCACCTCCGCCTCGCACAGCGACGTGCATGTTGAAGCCGAGGACGAGACAGTCGAACCCGAGAGGCACCGTATCGGCGACCACCTGAGTCTGGTTCGAGCCCGCAGGCATCACGAAGAATATGTTGGCCGTGGTCGTCGTGTGGAAGCAAGACAGCTCCCCGGCGTTCACCCCGCCCGAACCCGCCGTCAACACCTTGGCACGGGGCAGACGCAGCCACGTCTTCGTCGAGGTGACGTTCGTCAACCCGTTCGTCGAGAGCACCTCGTCCTGCTGCGTCCACAGCGGGCCGAGCCCTCGTAGTTCAACAGTCCGGGCACCGGTCCCGAGCGCTGTGTCGTTGGCGTCGTCAGAGACGAGATCAACAGTCTCAGCTACCTCGGTAACCGGGTGGCCGGTGTAGATGCCACCTCCGTTCCAAACGTCCTCGGGGTCAGTCGCCGTACCTATATCGTTATTCT